AGCCGCAGCATTCGCAGCCGTTAAGGTCGGAGACTTCATATCCGGTGCGGTTGATGAGTATGCGGAATTTGAACAGGCAATGGCAAACACCTCTGCTATCGCAGGGGCATCTGCGGACGATTATGCGAAACTGTCTGCTGCGGCCAGAGAAGCAGGTAAAGCGACAACCTTCACGGCTTCGGAGGCGGCCGATGCCTTGGGATATATGGCACTGGCGGGATGGAATGTGGAAGAAAGTACCGCAGCCTTAACACCAGTGCTTAAACTCGCAGAAGCAACGCAGGCAGACCTTGCTACCACCAGTGACCAGGTAACAGACTCCATGAGTGCCATGGGAGTTGGAATAGATGACTTACAGGGATACCTCGATGTTATCGTAACGACCAACAACAAGGCGAATACCACGGCGGCAGACCTTATGGATGCATTCATCGGATGCGGTGGTGCAGCCAGAGCTGCAGGTATGAACTACAAGGAAACCTCCACAGCACTCGGAATCTTGGCGAACAACGGTATCAAGGGCAGTGAAGCAGGTACAGCATTGAACTCAATGCTTGTACGAATCAGCACTAAGGATGTAGCGCAAAAGGCATTCAAGGATTTAGGTGTCGCAGTTTACGACAGTTCCGGGGAAATGAGGAACATGAGGGATATCCTCGTGGACTTAAACGGTGCAATGGCAGGAATGACGCAGGAGCAGAAAAACTCCTATATGTCAGCAATTGCCGGAACGAACTACTACTCACAGTTTGGTTACTTACTGGACGGAGTAAAAGAGGGAGTAAACGGCTCTGCATCAGCATGGGATGAACTCGCCGGAGCAATCGACAATTCGACTGGCGCACTGGATGCAATGGATGCAACAGCGACCGGAACATTACAAGGCGCACTGGCACGATTCCAGTCGGCAATCAGCGACCTAAAGATAAGCATGGTAGAGGACTTCGGACCGTATGCGATGCAGATCATAGATGCGGTGGCATTGAAAATCCCGGATATTACGGCAGGGTTCAGCGAACTCATTCAGAAACTACCAATCCAAGAATTCATGAACGGAGTCGGTCAGATGGCAGGCGGTGTTCTGGATTTTGTCGGAAAGATAGTGGACGGTCAGAGTTTCTCCGAAGCATTCTCGTCAACACTGTCGGAAGATTTCGGTGTAGAACTGCCCGGAAGCGTACAGACATTCCTTGGAGTGATCCAGAACCTGTGGGATGATTTCCAGTCATTCATTGGATGGATAGGAAGCACCGCCGAAGCAACACTGGGCGGATTAAAAGATACAATCGCAGAGCATGAGCCACAGCTACAGGCAATCATGGATTTGTTATCAGATGTGCAACAGAAATTCTCGGAAGCCTTCGGGGGCGCAAGTGATGATGCAAGCAGTCTGGTAAGCGGAGGACTTCCGGCACTGGTCGGGGCACTATTGGATGTACTGGGCGCAGCGGCAAATGTACTTGACAAATTCGTGGAATGGAAAGGTTTTATACCTACCGTGACCACACTGGCGACAGCCATCGCAGGATTTAAACTTGCGAAAACAGCGATAGAGATCGCAAAGGTTACCAAGGCAATGACACTGCTTCGGGTAGCCAAGATAAAGGATAAAGCGGAAACATTGTATCTGAACGCACTATATGCCAAGGACGCAATCGTGAAAGCAGCATCCACAGCAGCAACATGGGCGCAAACAGCAGCCACAACCGCATGGAACGTGGTCTGCACGGCGGCAACAGCGGTAACGACCGCACTGGGTGCAGCGTTTACATTCTTAACCAGTCCGATTGGCTTAGTAATTCTGGCAATCGGAGCAGTAATCGCTATCGGTGTATTACTGTATAAAAACTGGGATACGGTAAAGGAAAAGGCAGGGCAACTCGGAGAGTGGATCTCCGCAAAGTTCTCCGCATTGAAAGATGCGGTCTGCAATGCGGTGGACGGCTTCAAAGATAAATTCCCGGTAGCCTTCGAATTTATCAAGGGTGTATTTGATGGATGGTGGACAACCGTCAAGGGAGTAATTGACGGAGTGAAACAGGTATTCCAGGGAATCATTGACTTCGTAGCCGGGGTATTTACCGGAGACTGGAGCAGGGCACTGGATGGACTGAAAAACATCTTCCTCGGAGCATTTAATGCGCTGAAATCGTTGGCACTCGCTCCTTTGAACGCACTGAAGGGTGTAGTAACCGGAGCATTTAATGCCATAGACACAGCCACAGGCGGAAAGCTGACGGCAATTAAAGAAAAAGCGTCCGAATGTTGGAACAATGTGAAGCAGACGGCAGGTACAGTATTACAGGCAGCCAAGGACACTGTAAGCGAAAAGCTGAACAACATGAAAACCGCATACGAGCAACACGGTGGCGGAATCAAGGGTGTAGCAGCCGCAACGGTTGAGGGTGTCAAAGGATATTACACAGCCGGATACACATTCATAGACAATCTGACAGGCGGAAAGTTATCAGCCATCAAGGATAAGTTCACATCCAAGATGGGCGAGGTAAAGGCGAGCGTTTCGGAAGCATTCAACAATGTCAAAGACACAGCCGGAAACCTCATGGAAACAGCCAGAGCAAATGTAGGGGCAAAACTCGATGCCATGAAATCTGCGTATGACAGCGCAGGTGGAGGCATTAAGGGAGTGGTCGCAGGAGCAATGGCAGGAGTACAAAGCACCTTCTCCAGTGTGATGAGCACCGTGGATACATTGACGGGAGGAAAATTATCCTCCATTACAAGTGCATTCACAAACAAACTGAACGCAGCCAAAACAGCCGTCACGAATGTCCTTGGGAATATCAAGCAGGCATTCAGTGACAAACTGGAAGCAGCGAAAAGCGTGGTAACCGGAGCACTGGACAAAATCAAGGGAGCATTTAACTTCAAGTGGTCACTGCCGCACCTCAACCTCCCACACATCAGTGTAAGTGGAGGACAAGCACCATACGGTATCGCAGGAAAAGGCTCACTGCCTAAGTTCTCAATCGAATGGTACAAAAATGGTGGTATTATGACGCAGCCTACCGCATTCGGAATCAATCCGGAAAGCGGAAACTTAATGGCAGGCGGAGAAGCAGGACCAGAAGCAATCGTGCCTCTTTCCCAGTTATGGGAGAAAATGACGACCATCCTAAAAGGCATTCTCGCAGAGAGCCAGAACGGTGGCGCAGGCAACGCACTGTCGGCACTGGTGGATAAGGTCGGGGCAGCAATGCAGGGAAGCACGCAGACACCAATATCCGGTCTGCTCGACAGACTGAGTGGCGGTGGAAACGAACCGCAACCTGCGACAGCAAACGGAGCACCAATAAACTACGCACCAGTATATAACTTCAACGGCGCAGCACCTACGAAGGATGATCTGGTGGAAGCAGAGCGTATGTCACAGGCAGAATTCAATGAAATGATGGAGCAGTGGCAGCGTGACAACGACAGAAAGAGGTTCTAAGGAGGCGAGAGAATGGCAGGCACATACGAAACGGTGCAGGGCGACACATGGGATAAGATAGCGTACCAGGTCTACGGAGATGAGAAGTACGCAGGATACCTCATGGAGAACAACCGCCTGTTACTGGAATATCTGGTATTCCCGGGCGGGGTCACTCTCGCCGCACCGGAACTGGCAGATGAGGTAGACGAAGATCTGCCAATATGGAGGGATTAAGCATGGATCCAAGGAAAGCAACCGCCTCCGTTTCGTATAACGGAAAGCGGATCGATACCAAACTCGCAGAGTACCTCCAGTCATTCAGTTACACAGATGTTGCATCGGGAGAGAGCGACAGCCTCTCCCTCAACATCAATGACAGAGACAGGAAGTGGATCAAGTCATGGTTTCCAAGCAAGGGAGACACCATGGCGGCCACGATTATTATGAAAAACTGGAGCAAAGAGGGAGATACGCAGAAATTAAGCTGCGGGTCTTTTGTGATTGATGATTTCAGTTTTTCTGGAACACCAGTCAAGCTGAAACTGGAAGCGTTGGCACTTCCGGCAGACAGCAGCTTCAAGGAAACACAGAGAACCAAAACATATGAGAAAACAACCTTGGAGAATATCGGACAGGAAGTCGCAAAGCGGGCGGGCATCAAACTGTACTATGAAGCACCAAGGATACCAATAGAAAAGGTGGAGCAGAGCGAGAAGGATGACTGCTCATTCTATAACGAGTTGGTAAAACTCTACGGCTTCGCCATGAAGATATATAAAAACAAAATCGTGGTGTTTAACGAAGCCACCTATGAGAAAAAGAAATCAGTGGCAACGCTGACGGAACAGAACATAGAACCGAACTGGTCATGGAACACAAAATTGTGCAGAACCTACACCGGGGCGAAATATGAGTACACCAACAATGATAAGAACCAGACGATAAAGGTCGAGGTCGGTGGCGGAAACAGGATACTGAAGGTCACGGATGCAGCGAGCAACGCATCGGAAGCAGAGCGCATTACACTGGCAAAAATCAATGAAGCCAACAAGGGCGACACAACCATGTCGGTAACAATGACCAGAGCCAACAGGAAGATCATAGCGACCTCCTGCGTGACCATAAAAGGCTTCGGAAAATTGGACGGCAAGTACTATGTGGAAAAGGTCACATGGGATATCGGAAGCGGATGTAAGCAGAAACTCGACCTTCGGAGAGTGGCGGATCGCTTCACGGATGCCAAATCATCGACCAAGGCTGTGGCAAAGAAGTCAAAGACGGAGACAAAGTCCTCCACAGCGACTACCACGGCAACGAAGTCCACAGGAACGCAGACACCAGTAAAGGGCGGAAAGTACACACTGACCACTACGAAAAAGGGTTACTACACCGCAGCCGAAGCACTGGCAGGCAAGGTAACTGGAGGACACCCGACAGGTACAAGACGACCTGGAACATATACGATATTCAACATTTCACAGGGTATGCTGAATCTAACGACCAAGGCAGGAGTGCCGGGGTCATGGATAAACCCAAACTAAGGAGGTGGAGAGCATGGCAGCAGCGACAATCAGACTGGGGAAGATATCCTCAATCAATTACACAGCAGGGAAAGCCAGAGTGGTGTATGAGGACAGAGACGACTCCGTGACAAGCGAGCTTCCATTCCTCGCCCTGCAGTACAACATACCAAAGGTAGACGACCTCGTGGTCGTGGCTTGCTTTTCCAACGGCACGGTGTCCGGGGTCATACTCGGACCGGTGTATAATTCAGCGAACACACCACATGAGGGTGGCGCAGGCATCTTCCGGCAGGAGATGAGCAACAATGTGAATGAAGCAGTCATGTCCTATTCAGAAAAGAAGCAGACAATAATCCTGCGTGCCCCGAAGATAGAATTCGAAGGGTACGGATACGAGGACAAGCCGTATGTGACACTGGAACAGATAAACGATGCGTTCTCGGACATTGATGATAACAAGACCGGGATATCCAACCTGCAGGATGACACAGCCAAGACAAAAGGAAAGCCGTCCCTGCAGGCACAGTTGGACGCATTGGAAAAAAGAGTAAAGGCACTGGGAGGTTGATGGGATGGGAAGAATAGGAAACTTTGGAAAACTGATCGTCTTTGAAACGAGCGACAGCAGAATCCTCAACTTCACAGACTACCAGAGAACCATATCAGCAAACTGGGCGAAGCATGAGCGCATCGGGAAAAAGCCGCAGTCAGAATTCCTCAACCCAGAACTGATGACCGTACAATTCAAGGTCGTACTGAACGCACAGCATGGAGTGAAGCCATGGAAAACATTCCACGAAATCACAAAAGCAGTGCAACAGGGAAGAGTGGAGAAACTGGTCATCGGAAACCATGCCGTAGGGTCGAACAGGTGGAAGATCACACAGGCTACCCAGTCAAACCTTGTTGTTATGGGTACTGGGGAAATCCAGAAGATGGATGTCAATCTTTCATTGGAAGAATATCTGTAGGGAGGGCAGCGGAATGACAATAGACTTAAAACACATAACCGTAGCCTTTGACTACGCAAGCGGGGACATCGCAGATATTAAAAGATGTCTGGAATGCTTATACCAGACGGCAGAGGGAACGTGCCCACTTGACCGGGAATTCGGTCTGAACACGGACTTCGTAGGGATGCCGATGGATGTGGCAAAGAGCCAGTTCGCAGTGGAGATCATCGACAAGACGGACCGGTACGAGCCAAGGGCAACAGTAAAAGATATCAACTTCTCATTCAATGAGGATGGGCAGTTGCAGGCGGAGGTGGTAATAACAAATGTCTGACACAATCCAAAGCGTAAAAGACCTCCCAGAGGTGTCGTTCATTGACAATGACACACTGGAAGCAATGAAAACAAGAATGGTGGCAAACTTTGAGAGCGAATGGAAGCGCATCACAGGACAGGAGATAACGCTCTCTCCTTCAGATCCGAACCGCATCATGCTATATGCCATCGCACTGGAATTATACCAGGACGAACAGTACATAGACAGAGCCGGAAAGCAGGACTTAATCAAATACTCCTACGGCGAATTCCTCGACAACCTCGGAGCAGGCAGGGGAGTAACCAGAAAGCAGCCGTCCCATGCGGAAACAACACTGAGGTTCACTCTTTCAGAGAAGCGGCCTGCAGCCGTAGGCATACCGGAAGGAACAAAGGTCACGGACGGCAACCTCAACTACTTCGCCACAGTAGGATACGAGGAAATCCCCGCAGGGGAAACCTATGTAGATGTGAGGGCACTCTGCACCGAGAACGGAGTGGACGGAAACGAACTGCTGCCGGGGCAGGTCAATGTACTGGTTGATTTGATACCGTATGTGGAGAGCGTAAGCAACACGACCAAGACAAGCGGTGGGGCAGACCTCGAATCAGACGAGAGCCTTGCAGAGAGGATATTCCTCGCACCAAGCGGATACAGTGTCGCAGGACCGGACGATGCATACAAATACTGGACAAAGACCTACAGCCAGACCATCGGAGATGTAAAGGTAACCAGTCCGAACCCGGTAGAGGTAGAAATCCGTTTCATTATGACGGACGGAGAA